TGCGCCCATGTCTGGGTAATATTTGTCAGCCTGTCCGCCATGGCCTCACGCGCCGATAACCCGCCAGCAGACTTGTCTATGATGTAGTCGTATTCGCCTTTCAAAGCCTTATCGATAATCACAGGTAATTCTTGCTTGCGCCGATTGAATATAGCCGCCATGTTGGAGGTGGCCATGTCCGCTTTGTCCGCGACTATTCTTTCGATTCGGCTAGGGGTGAATATTTGCTGGATCATCGATATCAACTGCATCCCGACAATCTTGTCGCCTAGCAACTGGTTGTCAAATAAGTCCTCATTACCGACTAAACCACCCTGTTGTCTTGCTTGGATGGCTTTGCCTGAGAGCGCTTTATAGCCCTCGCTCGCTATGCCCTGCACTTCGGCATTGACTAAACTGGTGCTTTTAATCTGTTCCTTGGCAAATTGAATCATCCCCACATGACCGGCGCTAAGCGGGGTCGGATCAATCTGCCTTGGCGGCTCTTCCTGGTAGTTAATAACAATTCCGGGCACACTGCCGAACTTTTCCAGCACTGTTGAGCTCGCACCGCGCGTAGAATGGTTTAGCCAGCCCGAATTTGCCGAGCGGTTAAGGTGATTTAATGCCTGGGACACACCTTTATTCGCCAATCTCTGCGGATCTTTCAGATATTGCACGATTCCGTATGGCTCATTGTTGAATTGCAGGCCTACATATGGCGTGATCGGAAAATAACGGTGCGGGAACGGTGAAATGTCGTCCCGCATCAGGATCCAGTTCATGATCGTCGCAACCCTGATGGTTGTCACCTTGCGACGCATGAATTTGAGCGCCTGCTGCGTCGCCGGGTCCATCATCTGGTAGTTTTCGACGAACTTTTCATCAGCAACCGTTGTGTCGCCAGTGTCCATGTTGACGGCAAGCATAACGGGCTCTATTTTTTTGTACCAATAGTCGAAAATGCGAACGCGTTTAGTGGCTGCATCCAGAAATAGCTTGGAATTAATGAGCTTATCGCCTACCAGGTTGGGCGACATCATGCCGGTATTGTTACTAAGCCAATCCCCTATCTTGATTTGGTCCTCGAACTCCGGCCACAGCTCTTTCGCTTCGTCCTCTGTGACCCATTCACCTTCAGCAACCCATCTTCTATCGGTCCCATCCCATTCATCGGCCATAGGATCGTTAAAGATAGTAAGGGGGTTTCTTCGTTTAAGTATAATATCTCCGTTAACGTTCTCATCGTAGGATATGTCAGTCTTAATGTAGCCACGGCCTGTAATATTAACGTCGTTGCTCTTGCGGATTCTTTGGTAGTATCCGAGGTTTTCGTCATCAACATAAGATAAAAGCTCCGTTAAGACCTGCGCCGAGTCTACATCGCCGCCTTCTCTCGGCTTGACTTTGAAACTTTCCGCCTTTTGACGCTCAATGCCGGATAGAATCCTGATAATCGGCAGCACATCGTTAAACGTGAGCATCGGCCGGGCGGGCGGCTTCTTCATGAACGCCACGTCTTGGCTGTCCCACTGGTCATTCTCGACGAACCTGTAAGACTCGTCAGCTTGCAGGCGCCACGGCTCAGTTACTTTCCAGCACGCATCTACATCGAGCTTGATTTTCCCTATGAAGTCGGTCAAGTCCCGCTTTGCATCGGCCGCCGCGGCGTTCTGCTCTGCCGCGCCGTTGCCGGAAAACTTGCGGTTGGATTGCAAAGAAGCTAATTGGCTTGGGTTGGTGTAGATCGGCATGTTATTTTTGTCTTTGTTTTAGAAAATCACCCACTTCTTGATCCATAAACTTGTGCATGGCTTCATAGCGCGATTCGGCGTCACCTTGGGTGGCATAGGATGGAAATTTGTCCAACCCTACTCGGCGCGCCAGCTCTATGGCTTTATCTGGATCAACGACAGCTCCATTCCAAACTGTCGGGAGGTTGTAAACCTTGCCGCCTATCTCAACGGTCATTTGCCGCAGTGTGGAAATCGAACCGTCGGGATTCTTAACAGGAGCATTTTGCAAGTTGTTTTTATGCAAGCTGTAGAGAAATCTTTCTTGTGGAGTTAGCTTTAACGATTCTATTCCTTCGGCTGGTGGTTGAGGCTGTGCTTTTCGTAGAAGGTCGAAGCCACCGCCACTATCGCCGTATAGATCGCTCAGGCCCAAAGGCTACTTCACCCCTTTTATCATCCCGATCCCAAACGGGCCGTCGTTGTCATAGCCATGCTCGCCCTGATCGGTGACGGTGAATTTGTTCGAGTTAGGCTTTGGCGCCGTCGTTGACTCGTTTGCTGGCTCTACCGGCTCTTCTTGTGGTTCTTTCTCTTCTTTCATCAATCTCACCTCTTCTCTTAATCGGGCAACCTCGATAATAAGATCATCCCGCTGTTTAAGAATCGCTGCTATTTGAGAACCTGTGGCTTCGTTTCGAATCCAACTAACCTCGTCGCCGCTCATTTCTTAACCTTGGTCGGCGTCATCCCTGTAGCAATAATTGCCATGAGGCCCCGCTGCTTCGTAGTCATCGGCTTGCCGTGCGCCGTGCCGTCATCCATCATCTGCTTAGCCTTGCCTTGGCTAGGCAGGTTCTTGCCGCGTTGCGGCTTCTTTATAGGTAGTCCCATTATTCGCCTCCTTTATTTGCTTCTGCGGCTCGGTCAAGTAACGTCTGGCAATCTGAACAAAAAAAGTCGAACCTATCTCCTTCAAACTCTTTAGAACACCAAACGCATTGCTTAACCACCAGCTATCTCCTCCGTCAGTCTCCCCGCTATCCGCTCTTTGACATCCGGCAACCCATGGCACTCCTCGCAGATAGCGGTAATCTTCCACGGCGTAACAGTGTCGGCGGTTTTCCACGGTAGGAAATAATGACAGGGCGCATCTTTATCGCAGAGATAACAGGGCATCCTCCACAGGGCGACGATATAAGGAACGCGCCGGCGCTGTTCGTTGGTAAGCTCTTGTTCTCCGTTGACTTGGGCCTCGGCTGCAGGCTTCTTGCCCTCGATGACATCAATGTAATCCGTTACGGCTTGGCCTAGGGGGTCGGGCTTGCCATTTAAACAGCTATCCGAGTGTTGACCAAACATCCCGCCACATATTTCACAGGGTACGGCTAACATTTGGCAAGTACCCTCTTTATGGACTCACGAGCCTGCTCTAGCAGTACGCTTTCGGCCTCTTCTCTAGTCTTATCGTTTACCTTATCGCTCGGTTCACGTATTAAAATCCAGTCGCCATATTGATTGCCATTAACTGTCACTTTCCACCCGCATGTCCAATGCGGCGGCACCGGTTCACCCTCAATATAAGTACCCTCGGGGGTATACTTCCAGATTATCACGCCCTTGTAGCCGTCAATGTCGATAGGAGTTACGTCGTCGTTCTCTGGTGCGTGCTGATTAAGTGGGTCCGGTTCTTGTTTCATTGACTCATTACCTTGCGCTTGTACTTTTCGTCCTGTCGTTTTTTGCAGTTGACGCCTAGAACTCTACCCTCTATGGCAGGCTCATTGCCGCAATGGTCACAAAGCCTGAGCTTGCGCCTAAAGCGTGAACGCTCACGGAAATACATTCTCTGATATTCGGTCATCATGCCTTATGCCGTTCTCTATACGCCTTCTGGCGCTCGGCTGCGGACTTGTAAACTCGCTTGCACGTGCAGGTAGGACAGTGCTTGCGGGTACTCCATTCCTTATTTACCTCTGCTGCGGTTAGCATAGACTGTGGCCGTAAAGGCGGCAGTGCCTCAATCGGCTTGGCTTTTGGTTGGTCTTTATAGACATGCTCTTCAAGAAGGGAGTGACGCTCCCCACAAAATCTACATTTTGGATTCTCCATGTTACGTTATTTATCACAGATGGTAGAGATACGTCAATCATAACGTTAGTTACGTCAATCATAACGCTACATCGACATAGCCGAAGGCGGCAACCTGTGCGGCATGTCGTCCTGCACCTGCACGTCCCAATGACTCTTAGCCATGGTCCTGAACGCGTCTGCCCCATGTGAGGCCCAATCATGGAATGGCTTCTGCCTGAACTCCTTGCGGTCCTCGTCCCATTCCTTGTGATATGACGCCAAAGCGTCGAGCCCTTTCGCGCACTTATTCGAATCGAACCAACACTGGCTGAATAGTCTACGGGCTGAGTCAATGCCATCGTCCACATCGCCCCTGGGCACAATATAGATTGGCCTTATGCCGAGCCGCTGCCCTGTTGCCCTTCGATCCTCGCCCTCAGTGCCACTAAAGTCCCTATTCTTACCGTCATGCGGCCAGTGATGGCCACCGTACATATAGGGCTTCTCGTGGAGGATCTTGGCGTAGTGCGCTATCTGTTGCCCATGATTCTCATAATAGTCAATAAACAGCATTAAATGCTTATAGCGCTGCCCAAACCATATGGACGTGCTGTCACCCACGCCAATGTCCCAGAACGTGAATACGGGCTCATTGACGCGCCAGGGCACACGGGTTATACGGCCGGCGCCGCGGGCCGCCCGTAGTTGCTCGCTGTAATAGCTGCCCTCAAGATAGCCTTCGAAACTGCAATAATATTCCTGCTGTAGGAACGTCTCGGCATCGTTCTCTGACTTGCCCTGGGCTATAAGGCGCCGCCGCTCAGACTCTATCTGCTCACGGCTGATAACCGGCTTGCCCTGGTCGTCCTTGGTATCGTCCACGGTGAACTTAGAGCAGTACCAGTCAGGATCCTGCTGCGCCATGCGGTAGAGCCCCTCTGCATGGTTGTGACCCCTCGGCGTGAAATTGAACAGCGCCCAGCCACCGTTCTGGAGCAGGATAGGGCTAAGGACGTCCCATGCCAGCGGGTCTTGGAGGCTATACTCAGAGAATACGCACCCAACCGGATTGGTGCCGCGGATGCTATCAATGTTATCCGTGCCGATGATTTGATAAGCACTACCATTGGTTAACTCTACCCTCAGTTCAGTCTCATTTCTCTTAGCCACTATGCCTGACGGATGCTTGTAAGCGCTAAACCCCGGGAAGTGATCCATTACCCTGAACCCGGCGCTGTCAACCCCATCCCACATGACTTTCTTCCCCTGGCTGTAAGTGGGAAACAGATGGAAAAACGTACCCTTACGCCCATTATTTTCTGGAAACATGCGTGAAACTATGAAATTCAAGTCCGTTTTGTCCTTGCCCGACCTCCGATGCCAGCACTTCACCGCCCTCTTCTTGCCCTCCGCCATCGCCAACCAGAACGGGAGCTGATACCCCCTCGGCAGATAGTTGTATGGGATTCTGATTATTTGTGAATTGGATGAATTGATGGATGATTGCGGTGGGCTGGGCTGTGGCATTGCGGTCATCTGGTAATAGCTTGTCTATGGCATGACATAGGACACGATCGCCATACTTATCTAATGCGCGCTTGATGTATTGCCGGCTAAGTTTCTCGGCATTGGCGCTGAGAATATCCTTAACAATCTGGGCGGCTTCCCTTTTGGCCTTTAATGGCCTGCCGCCCCGTCTGACTTGACGCTTCGCATGGTCTTGGTTCCCTACCTCAAAAGGCATGTTGTTTTGTGCTGTGCCTCACAAACAGTCCTGCCGTGCACCGATAGCACCACTCAAACCAGTTGTCACAATGTGCTTTGTCACGATACCCCTTGAACTCTCTATGGCACATTGGGCACTCATGCCTGTGAGTCGTGCGGGCTAGATATTCGGTGCTTAGTGAGTCTAGCTTCATTTTGTCTTAGCCGGCGTCTCAGTCTTTGCAGGCGGGCCTAGCTTTGCCTTCAATTCGGCTTCTTCCTGAATGAGTTGTTGGAATCTCAGCTTGGCGCCTTCGCCCATTTCCCTGGCCCTTTCGAAGC